ATACATTGCGATATCCTTTCCATTGGTTACCAGCATTGACCATAATATCAACTTGCAAATCAGTGTTAAACCAAAGTTCACCTTCTGCAGGTTCGCCTTGTGGCGCAGTTGCACTGGGAGTATAACTCAAAGGCAACCAAGCTGATCCTGACCAACGCAACAACTGCATGTTGATTTGTGTGGGTGTGCTATTGTCACTGTTGTAATATGCAAAAAGTGTACCTGTTGCCTTACCTGCGCCAAAAGCAGCATCTGCTACTGCGGTGCTGCTATACCAAGGTATAGTTCCAGTGTTGGGATTTGTGTTTTGTCTTACCCATGTACCGTTAATGTAACGTCGCACAACAGTATCAACGCCGCGGTTTTGGCTGGTAGTATTAATCCATACGCTATTTGGAGCTAACAGATTGCGTTGAGTTGGAACAGCTAGTGCAGGATAGTAATCTTGATAAAATGCTGAGCGGCCATATGTATAACCAACATCAATACCAGAGTTAGTAAGAGGCTGGCCAAAAGTTTCTTGCAATGTGATATAAGTGCCTGCTCTACTGATTGTCAACACATTGCCTGTAGCAGAAGCTACGGCTGCACCAACAGCAGTGTTAATGGCAACAACTACATTGGCTAATGTATTATCAGGACTTGCTGGTACAACAACAGCTTTAGGTCCACCGCCAATATCAACAGTAAACTGATCATTACTTGTAAATGTTGGATTGCTTATTGAACCTGTAACACTACCAAAATATGTTTGTGAAGTACTGACACCTGCTGATGACCATAAGGGATTTACATTTGTGGTATCATGAACCCAAATATTAGTTCCATCATAGTTTGTGATTCTTACATATGAACTTAGCCCACTTGTGTAAATATCAGCATTGGCATTTATTTGTGCAGTGTCAAACTCAGCATTGATATTTGCAACTAACTGTGCAAGTGTAGACACCCCACCAACTGTTAATACAGGACCGCTTGTTCCAACTTGAAGTATTGCTGTTACATTACTATTAAAAGTAGGATTATTTACGTTGCCAACGATCTGTGTGGGTCTGGCCTCTTGCCAACCCCAACCTGCAACAAGATTACCAGCATTTACAACGCTGGCATCATTTGTGCCTACAGGAAACCAATAAGATTTGGTAGTTGTGTCTAATCCAAATCCATATGTAACATTGATTTTTTCAAACATACGATTGCGGTAAGCACCCTCATCGTCTTTAGCTACCGTAACAACTGCAAAGTTGCCGGCGCTACCAACTGTGTTTTTGGGAACAACGAGGTTCACAGGACTTGCCGTGAATCCCAAAGTTGTTAAAACGCCACCATTACTACCAGCCAAGCTAATTGTATTAGTGATATCAGCGCATTTGATACGCAAACTATACACACTTTGTACAACTGTGTTGCCAGTAACTTCATTTCGTGCAAATATTTCAGCATCTATTTGCAATAGTCCCAAACTAGTATTGCCGTTAATAACGTTAACTAAATCTGTAATACTTTGTGTAGTTGTGCAACTAATAGAAATGTCATTAATAACCAAAGTTGCATTACTAGCAAAAATTGGTGTATCTGCTTGGGTAATAGGTGTTGCAGCTGAACCTTGAACTATTTTTTCCACATCAGTTGCACTATTAATGACAAGCGGTGTTTTGGCTTTCCAAGCAAAGGCAGGGTTTGTATTGCCATCACTTTGAAAAACGCCCCAAGTGCTACCAGTTTCCATCCAGTAGCTGTTGTTTGTAGGTGTGCCTGTTGGTTCCAAGCTACTAGGCTCTAGTTGATTTAAATCAACATCCGCGCGCAAAACATACGCACGATTTGCTATTCCCAAATATTCATATGCAGTAAACAAGCCAACCTCATTGAGTTGGCTGTCATATTGAGGGGTGCCACCGACACTGACAAAACTTGGTGAACCATAATATTGCAGCAAATCTCTTTGACTGGTCATAAGTTCAAGTTTGCCGGCGTTGGCTTTTGTTGTACCCTCTGCTACGTTTGTAGTCCCTGTCACTATTTTGTCTTGCGCTGTGGCAATAACAATCAATGGAACAGTGCCAACAGGAGCCGTAGCATAAAAGCTCTCGTTGGTTACCGTTACTGAAACGCCAGGGGAAACTAAGTCGGCCATTGATTACCTCTCTAGAAAATGAATGCTTGTTATTTATAGGGAGGATGGAAAAATACCATGGTTCGAGCTTGTTATCTCAAGGCTATTGATTTTTCCTCTGTGTGTATCTATATTTTGCTATGAGAAAAATCATAGGTGTTTTGGGATTTATTGGACAAGGTAAAGGAACAGTTGGTGATTTTTTAGTAAGTGAACATGGATTTACTGCATGCAGTTTTGCTAACACTTTAAAATCAGCAGTTGCAGCTATATTTCACTGGCCTAGAGAGTTGCTTGAGGGGTCTACTCCGGAAAGCCGAGCTTGGCGTGAACAACCTGACCCTTGGTGGAGCAAAAAGTTTGGCAGAACTGTAACTCCACGATGGGTGCTACAATACATGGGCACAGATGTACTGCGTGAATATCTTCACACAGACATATGGCTGCTAAGTCTGGAAAAACACATCAATAACATACCAGGCAACGTGGTTGTGACAGACGTTAGATTTCCCAATGAAATCTCAGCTATCAAATCGTGGCATGGTGAGCTTTGGTGGGTAAAACGGCATGAAATGCCTGAATGGTTTAACTATGCATCAGACAAAAAGCACATGCAGACAGTATATCCGCATGTTCATGAAAGTGAGTATGCATGGCTGCAACATAAAGACCAGTTTGTTGTTCTAGACAACACTGGAGATTTGCAGCATTTATATCGTCAAATATCACATAGATTGAGTCAAAAAGGTTGATAGCTTGAGCTATCAACCTTGTTATTAGGCATGCAAGGGTAAATCTTGAAACAAAGCTACGAACTTTTCATCTAGTCTGTCGCCCACAAACCATGCTACTGTATGTTCACGTCGTGTCATGAGCCATTTACCATCTGCCAGTTGCTTGACTTTGCAGGCAACTTTGTCCTGTAAAAGATTGGCAATTTCTTGGTCTACAACAAATGGATAGGTGGGATCTGTAACATAACCATATGTATAGCCTGCTTGTCTTGCTGACTCGGCGATGTCATCAATCTTGGGCAGATCAGCAGCAAGCACCAGTGTGGTATTAAAATGATCAGCGCCTAGTGTAATACCCTGGCGGATGTAATCCTCAACAATATCACCAGGTTCACATAGAGCCATCATTTGCACACCGGCATGATGAACTTGTGCCATGGCTTTACCGGGATTCATGCTAGGCATATCATTTCGAACAATAACGTAACATACCAGATCACTATACATTGCAAAACTCCACTGCTTTATTTTATACTTTACACTAATAAATTTTTTCTACAAGGATTTTTTTGTAAAATGTTGTTTAATTTTTCCAGTTTAAAGATACAATATAATCTCAATATTCATGGAGTAATCCACGTTGGAGGTCATTGGGGCGAAGAAATCGCCAGTTATGTTTCTAACGGAGTAGAAAAAATCGCTATTTTTGAACCTATTCCAGAAAATGTTAAAAAGATAAAAATAGAAGCAAACAAATATAATACAAATATTTTAGTTTTTGAAACTGCATTAGGTGCATCTAACGGACACAGCAACATTAATGTAAGCAGCAACAATGCATTAAGTAGTTCATTACTTACTCCTAAAAAACATCTAAGCCAATATCCAGATGTTGTGTTCACATCACAAATACATGTAACACTATCTACACTTGATAGCTTTCAACTATTAGGCTTTAACTTCTTAAATATGGATGTCCAAGGTTACGAACTAGAAGTATTAAAAGGATCAAAAAACACATTACATGGTATTGATTACATATACACAGAAGTAAATCGTGATGAATTGTACGAGAATAATGTTTATGTTGAAGAACTTGATAGTTTTTTACACGATTATACTAGAGTAGCTACTGATTGGTTAGGTCATACTTGGGGGGATGCATTTTATGTCAAAAAATACTTACTTTAGCCTATTATAACCCCCAAGGGCATGGAATTATCCACGTATTGCTGTAGCTCAATTTCCAACTTGTCCATCATTTCTTTTGCGTCGTTTTTCAACGCGGCCCCATTCAAAGTAGTTCCACCTTGTGGTCCAATAATGGTAGCATATTTTTCATATGCTTCTCCTAACATTTGTTTGCACCAAGCAAGAGTGTAGTTACGTATCCAAGGTCTAGCAAAAGGATCACTTAACAGCTCATCTTCAGTTCTAGTTTTATAAACCCCAAGCAGCACAGCTTCACCACCTGTGGGTTTTCTCACTAACTGAAGTTTTTTTGTCACAGTGTTAAAGGTATAGTTTAAATATGCTCCAAACATACGTCCAGCTTGCTTGAGAAACTGATTGAACGCTTCATATGTCAACAACCCCGCAGTGTAACCACCGCCTGCGCCTGCTTGTAAAAGATATAAGTTGGTATATGCCAAACTAAAAGGATCTAAACTTGTTCCGCCGTTGGTTTCACCGAGTCCTCGACGAAATATTTGCCGTACGCTGATAATCTCTTGAGGCAGATAGTAAACACCTTCTTCGTTTACCAATTCCAAAAACATGTAAGCTTCTTCTTGAGCATTACCGCTACGCAAGTTGTAACGTTCGATAGCCAATGTTGCAGCAAGTTCATAGTCTTCTGCTTCTAGTTCACGATCCACCATGCTGTTACCCAGCATGCGCTTAACTTCATTAATCAAGTTTACTCGTAAACTACTTGTGGTCATGTCAGTCTCCTGCAATATTTAGCACCTAAATGCTAAGATACCATTGTCCTGGTCTATAAAGCCCGTTTATCAGGTTTGTCCAATTTTGATCTTTCCATTGCAAGTAACGTCCAGTGATTTGGCTATAAACCCAGTAGACATCATTTATATGAGCAGTGGGATCAAAATCCACAAACCAACTACTTCCATCGTATTCCACAATACTATTAGTTACAGCAGCCAGATTGCCCATCCAAGCTAAGTTGCTTTCGGGCATGTCATTTACAAGCAAATATCGTTGTCCTGCCTGTGCAGGTGGCAACCCTACATTAGGCCCTGAACGTTGAGGATCAACCACTGCGTTAATTGCTGTGATTTCTGTTCCAGGCAACGTAGTTGTATCTAACCGCCAAATGATTTTATTTTGATCTTGAGGATCAAAATCCATGTAGCCTTCAATAGCAGGCTGATTTTTATCAGGATTGTCTGTGACACGTATTTTCAGTTTGCTGCCTTGTGTAGCCCACTGATCATAACTACGGAAATCACCAAATGGTTTGAAAAATCTCCACCATGCCAAAGTACCACCATTATAGGTAGCTGGCAATCCCAGACTATTAAGAATGCCTGGAGTAACTTCAGTGAAAGTTTGATCTAATACATTAGTACTAATAAACTGTATTTGATTTTGGTTAAACAACAGACAGTTATAAGTGTCGTTGGGAAGTTGACTGCGAATTTCGCTTACCATAGCAGCAACATTAGTGCTGGAACTTATTGTGTAAGTGTTGCTATTCCAAATAAATTGACTGCCTGGATCAACTACTGGATTAGCCCAACTCCAAACAACTGTGGGATTTTGATCTGTATCAGTTGTTACCCCTGCTGAGTTAGCAAGCTGGATTTTGGTTAAACCATTTTCTTGCCCCACTATTATTCCGCTATTACCAGGGGTAGTCCATACCCTAGCTAGAAACTCTTCGGTAGTCCACTCCATGGCTGCTATATTGCTTGTGGGATCAATAATATTGGTTATGATTTCCTGTATGAGACTTTGACGTTTGACTTTGGCCGGTGGATTTATCCAAATAGGCACACGAAAGTTTAATGTCATAACATCAATAGGGTTTTCTGTGCCTTGCGGAATACTTCTACTAGTCCAAGTAATGCTTTCTTGCATTTCCAGCACACTCAACCAACTCCAGTCAAGAGGATTAACGCTGGTTTGAATGTCTATGCTGGGATTGTACAGCACTAGTATTTGTTCAACTAGTTGTTCTTTGCTGTCTAAGTTATTGGTCCAAATATCCACTTGCACAGTCAAATCATATGGCACTGGCATGTACCGTTGCACAGTATATCTATTACCCACGTCATTGCCATATCTTTGAGTTTCTGTATTGTAGTTACGCTCATTTACCTGCACAGTATCAACTAACGTTGGATCCTGACGACGAGTGTTGTTCATGGCAATGTCTCTGATATACACTGTAATGAACGGGCAACTTAACAACTTGTTTTCACTGCCGCCGCGCACGACATTTTCTGCTATGCGGCTGGGATCGCCATATCTACAAGGGACACGTCGCAAGGTTCCGTCTCCATATTTCACAGAGAAGTTGCTGAACGCGCGAATAATCTGCATTCTGTAGTTGCGTAGTTGTCCGCTGTAAAAATGATCCATGCTTTTATGAAATTATTGCCAAATAACGATTATAACGAGCTATTCTGTCTTCCAATCCGTGAGTTCCTCCGTTGATAACTTTGGTTAATCTCACATGATCTTCCTGATCAGCTATTGCATTGCAGTTGTTTGCAGTCCAAAACCAACAGGCGCTTGCCAAAGCCCCATCAGGGGTAGTTAGAAAATCTGGATCATCCAACAAGCTTTCATCGTTGAATACTGCTTGACTGCAACGAGCATAGTTGTTTTTGCCAGTCAGCTGAATAAGGCCGCGGCCACGAAACTTAAATCCTTCTCCTGACTCTTCGGGACCATTACCCATTCTAGCGCCATAAACTCTATTAGCTATTTTTTGTGGTTGACGATGATATTGTTGTGCTTGCGCATCTGAACTAAAATACTTGGGAAAAACTACACGCAAACGTTCACCGCTATAGTTGAGATTTTCTTCAAGTATTTTCCAATCAGCACTTTCATGACCAGTTTGTGCAAGAAATGCTGCTATTCTGCGAGGTGTGTTTATTTCCCAACGAGCGGCTGCTTGCACGAATGGTTCATACCATGTTTGTGCCGCAGTTTTAGGAAAACATTGCTGTAGTTGTTCTTGAGTTATCATGCCAGGGTCCTTTTTTAAATAATGTCAGGATCAAGTTTGGGCGGAACAGCTTCATTTAGGGGCTGTTTCTGTGTAATAGTAGTTCCGTCTTGCAAGTTAGTTATATTGTCGTTGTTTATAAATGTTGTTAACACACGATTTGCTGGCAACCAAGGAGCGCGCCAGTTAGCTTCCACTCTGCGCCAACGATTTACTTGCCAGGTAAACAAAAT